ATGGAATTACCAAAAGATCCAGTCATGCTTCTTAGCGTGATCAATACAGAACTCAGAGATAAATATCCATCGCTGGACGCACTATGCGAAGACCGCGAAATCACGAAAACATCTATTACAGATACGTTGAAAGGGATTGATTATGAATACGATAACATCAGGAATCAATTTGTCTGATCCTGTACCTCATAAGGAACCGGAAAGACAATATTATTTCATAGAAAAAGCGAAAGAATACGTAAGAAAAGAAGCAGAAGAAGCAGGAAGGCCGATGACTTTCTGCGTCACAACCTTTGGGTGTCAGATGCACTCGGTAATAAAGAATTCAATCTGTATGGCGTCATAATCAATAAACCCCGTAAACTCAGTGCTTACGGGGTTGTTTTATTTGTAGAGTAATGTGTGAGAAAGTCCATTGACGAACACAATTTCTACAATCTTGCGTTCTCTGACTACGATATGGTCAATTACAGAATTCATGAATTGTTTTAAGGATTCTTCATCAAGCATGGCAAGTTCTTTGTAGTCAACAAATTCTCCACTGTTTATTTTATGCATCAACAGAAATTCAGATGCCGACTTAATAAATGCAGCTTGATCTACATTGGTTGCAATTGGCGCGCTTAGTCCCTTAATTTCATTTTCAATCTTTACTCTGTCAGCTTCTAATGACGATTTCATTTCAAGAAATTCCTTTTCGTCCATTCCATCATCACTAAAGAGATATACTTTTTTTAACCGTTCCATAGCTCGATTTACTTTCTGCAACCTCTCATTCAGCTCAGATTGCTTGGAATCAACGTCAGTCTGTTGTTCTTTGGATAATGTTTCAGCAGACCATAGAGCGCTCTTAGAAGCGCTATAACCGGATATTAACTCCAATGTATCTTGTAGACTGTCATTCGCAATCCCGGCTATATTTGAGAAGTTGATATGGGAGAGCAGTACTTGTTCTAATGACTTAGTGTCTTTTATAATTTTTCGATTTTTAGATGCGTCAACCATAGCAGCTATGTAGTTAATCATGAACGGACCTATCTTCACATCACTGACGTTTAAGTTGTCGCAATGGTTCTTTTGATACTTTCCAGTACATGCGTAAGAGGATGGTCTGAATCCACTTCCTTTACGGCGGTCTTTTGCTGTTACTTGGTAGTTGACTCCACATTTTCCACAGACAATTAATCCGGCAAACACGTTACAGTTTTTACGAATTGTATGCATAGAGGATGTATTTAGTTTTAAAGTATTTTCATCCATGCGTTTGTTGACTAGTTCCCATATTCTAGGTTCTACCAATGGTGGAAATGCATTTTCAATGAAAACAACTTCTTCATTTGGTTTTTTGCGCCCCCTAGCGCTTTCTCTGTAATTATACCGGTATGCACCTTTATTTATTGGATTCCTTAAGAAGTCAGCAACAGTTTTGGATGTCCATTCGCCACCACGCTTGGTCGGAATGTTATGTGCGTTATTGTAATCTCGAATTGAAACCGTTGAGCCTCCATTGAGATACATTTCATACATAGCAATGGCGTACTGAGCTTCTTTCTTGGAATGCACTGGGCATTGTTTTTCTTCATCCCAATCCCATCCGTAGGGAACCCTTGCACCATTCCATTGTCCGTTTTGCGCTCTGCCAATCATAACGTCTGTGACACGCTCTGATGTGAGCTTACGCTCCAATTCTGCAAATACCAGTATAATTTTAAGGATAGCTTCGCCAATTGCGCTAGAGGTATCAAATTGCTCGTTCAGCGAGATAAAGGTTACGTTGTTGTATTTGAAATCATCATACATGAGAGAGAAGTCCACAAGGTTTCTCGAAATTCGGTCAATCTTGTATACGATCACATGCGATCAAGCTCAATTATGACATTCAGGCAGCACATTATTGCGATGGTCTAAAAGCCAATACGGGTAAAGATTTCCTGTTTGTATTTATAGCGCAGGAAAAGAAACCGCCGTATCTCTGTAATGTATTACAGGCTGATGAATTTTTTATGAAGTCTGGAAAAGATGTTAGGACATCGTTATTAGAAACATATTGCGAATGCGTAAAGAAGAATGAGTATCCGGGATATATGGGGTTTAGAGATGATGTACAAATCAGTAGTCTTGGCATTCCAGAGTGGTTGAAAAAGGCATATGGATATGAAGAAAGTGAGGTTGAGTGATGGAAGATAAAAAAGAAGTAACACAGGAAGAAAAGAAAGAAGTTGCAATAAAAAATGAGCATGTAAACATGGTTGCTGATTTCGAGAATGGGATTTACGGAAGTTCTGACAGCTTCAAAATGGCATATCAGATGGCTAAGGCGTTGAGCCAGTCAACAATCGTTCCGGCGCATTTCCAGAGAAATGAAGCGAACTGTTTGGTAGCTATCTCCCAGGCACAGAAAATGGGTATAGACCCATTCACTGTTATGCAGAATATGTACATGATTCAAGGAAAAATGGGTTGGAGTTCCAGTTTTCTGATTGCAATGATTAATGCATCTGAAAAATATGACATGGAATTGCAATTTGATGAAGAAGAAAAAGATGGCAAACCGTATTCGTGCAGATGCTGGACTAAAAAAGACGGTCGGAAAATTGATGGAGTTAAGGTAACTATGGACATGGCTGACGATGAGGGGTGGACTAAGAAAAATGGAAGTAAATGGAAGACGCTTCCAGCGCTTATGCTCCGCTATAGATCAGCAAGTTTTTTTGCAAAATTGAATTGTCCAGAATTGACAAATGGATTCTATACCAAAGAAGAATTGTTGGACAAAGTATTGAAGTTAGCAAAAGAACTGGTAGCAGCAATCGAAGAAGAAGGGCAAAAAAACAAGGTGATGCTGAAATATATCCCGGCTGGTGGAAAGTTTGATACAGGCATCGGAGGATTCATTGTTCTGGAGCAGAAGGCGGATTGCACGGTAGTTATCACAGAAGGATTATATCGTAAAAATGAAGAATTTGACGATGATTGTACTGATTACAAAAAATCTTCTTTAAGAGAACTGTGCGATGGCGAAATTCTCAATGAATTTATCGCTGAGTTCGGAGAAGACAATATCTGTGAAAACGAAGCAGGATTAGTAACAGTTGATGGTCAGGAAGTTTTTGGAAAGCTTCTGACAAAGGTAAGACCAGTAACATTCGATGAGGGACGTAAATACAATGAATTATTAGTCAACAAGGAACTGCCGGATTGGTACTGGACATGTACCTCTTGGAGTACAGCGGAAAGAGATTGGCCATATTCAGTAGCGGTTGTTTCCCCGTCCGGTGGCGTCAACATCAATGACTGCGTCATCAGTTACGGGGTTCGCCCAGTTTGTATCTTAAAATCTAATATCTTTGTATCTCGCGTAGAGGAGGATTAATACGATGACGTTAAAAGAATTTGGAGAAAATCTTGAAAAGCTGAATGAAGCATATAAACAGTTGAGAAAGAAATACCAGAAACCGGAAATCGGAAAGACAATCGAAGTTGCTGGCGTGAAGTGGCTGGTGCTGGACAAGCTTGAGAAAGGATATCTTGTAATTTCCGATGAGTTTTATGGATGTAGCAGAAAATTTGACAGTTGTTGTAACGACTGGAAAAGCAGTGATTTGAGAAATGAGCTTAACACAGATCTTCGCAAAAAGATTGAGAATGAGTTGGGAGTGGATTCACTGGTTGAATTTGAGCGCGATTTACTTTCATTAGATGGTCAGACTGAATACGGCACTTGTAGAGATTTCGTTTCACTCATTTCTGTGGACGAATACCGGAAATATAGAAAGCTTCTTCCAAATACAGAGAGATGGTGGTGGACACTTACACCAGACAGCACACCTTGTAATAATGATAGTAAATGGCTTCGGGTTGTTTCCCCGTCCGGTGACTTCAGCTGCAATGACTGCAGCCGCAGTAACGGGGTTCGCCCAGTTTGTATCTTCTCCTCTTCAATCTTTGAATCTGAGGAATAGCACAAATGTCAGATGAAGATTTACTGGTAATTGAAAAAGCGAAAGAACTTGCTAAGCATACCTTGAAAGTAACAAGCAATGCTAATAGGTATCCAAAGAAATTCAGATTTTCATTAGTGGATAAGATGCAAAATAAATCGTTGGAAATCTATGAAATGTTATTTGAAGCCAATAGAACAGATATTAAATATTACAAAAGAGACCGTCTTGAACTGCAAACAAAAGCAATTACATATTGCGACGAGCTCAATTTTTACATAGAAATGTCGTATGCTCTCGGAATTATAAATTCTGCTAGTATGGGAAACTGGTCAAGGATGGTTTCGGATGTAAAATATATGGCTATTGCATGGAGAACCAAGGATAGAAAAAGATAAATACATTTTTGGGTTCGTTTCTGTTAAGCGGTTGTTTCCCCGTCCGGTAACATCAACAACAATAACTACAACAACAGTAACGGGGTTCGCCCATTCTGTATTACAGACAGTCAGAGTAGGCATCAAGCCGAAATCAGAGAAATAGATACAAAAAGGAGACGGACCTTCCTCTCAGAGGTAAATATAAAGGAGTACCAATGGATAAGGATATTGTTACAGATTATGGGAATATGTATCACGCTTATAGAAAAGCGAGATCTGGCAAAAAATTTCATGGCAGCACTGCAAGATTTTCTAATATAGCTTTAGATGGTATTAATACATTGAAAAAGCAATTAGAAGGACAGGCATATACAGTCGATCCGTATAACGAGTTTGAAATATACGAGCCCAAACGTAGATTAATTGAATCATGTACCTTTAGTCATCCTTATCTTCTGGATGTAAATCATGAACAAGTGGAATGTATTCATCTGTTCCCATGTTCTCGCCGATGTTCCAAACAAAGTAATTTGCCGGAATCTTTTCAACTATTTCAAATACATCTGTTCCCTCACATAATGGCATTCTGTCTTGATAAATTTTTCCGTTTTCAATTCTCATTTCTATGTCCTCCTGTATGATTTGTCATCTCGTTTCTATGGTTATATAATACATTAAAAATAATGTAATTTCAATCGGCATAAGCACCAAAAATAATGTAAATGCAGGCAGGCGTTATTGTACATTATTTATAATGTAAATGAGTTGAAATAAGTTTAATTATAATGTATAATATTTTATATATAACGAATGGAGGGTTGAAGATGTTTGTATATAAATTTGATGTATTGGATAGCTTGAAAGAGGCAGGATATACACCTAGTAGACTAAGGAAAGAAAAGCTTTTAGGAGAAAACGCTATTCAATCATTAAGGAAAAATGAGATTGTTGGAATTATCGCGTTAGAAAAGATTTGTAAACTCTTAGATATGCAACCAGGAAACATTATAAAATATGTAGAAGATACAGAAAAATAAAGCATTAAAAATAATGTTAAAACTATTGACAAAACATTAAATATAATGTAATATAATACTTGTAAGGAACAAGCTTACAAGTTACCAGTGGCAAGCTGGAGAAAGGAGAACACATGGAACAAATGGGAATGACAGATAAACAATTCAACGGGTTCATAAGATTTCTAATTGACGACCTAAAAGAAGCCAAGGAAGAGGAAGACACCGAAAAGAAAAACGCAAGGATCCAGAAGATACTGGAAAACCTCCAGAGCACTCTGGAAGATTAAAAAAAGAGCCGTATAACAACAGCTCAGACACACACAAGAGAGGGCGGAACTTGCCACCGCTCTCAAGTAAAATTATTATAGCAGATTTCCGAAAAGGAGGCAAGATATAACAACGTGATAGATATTAAAAATATTCAAGAATATTGCAAAAATGACATGCTATTATTTTCGAATCATGCACTTGAAAGAATCAGACAAAGAGGAATAAAAATAAAAGATATTGAATCATGTATAATGTCAGGGGAGATAATAGAACAGTATCCGGATGATTTCCCGTTCCCTAGCTGTTTGATATTTGGGGCATGTGTAAGTGGGAAAATACTTCATGTTGTGGCAAGTGACGAAGGAACAGCAAGCCGGATCATTACGGCTTATTTTCCAAGCTTAGACAAATTCGAAAGTGATTTAAAGACTAGAAAGGGGCGTTGATTATGAAGTGTGTTAGCTGTAAAGAAAGCGAAATGAAGAAGGATAAAAGCGCATATTTTGCCGATCTCGGGGCGTGCTATGTTATTATCGAAAATGTGCCGTGCTATAAGTGCGAAAAGTGCGGAGAGGTATTCTATACTGCTTCAGTAGCTGAGCGATTGGAGGAAATCATTGAACACGTGCAGACCGTAGCAAGTAAGATTTTTATTTGCGATTATGCGAATGTGGCATAAATTCCAGAACTAAAGAAAACAGAATTGAGGCAGTCAAACGGCTGTCTTTTTCTGTGCCTGAATTCAAGTAAAATCAGTGTAACGTTACAATAACGTTACGTAACGCAATAGAATAAGAAAGAGAAGAAGAAAGAGAATATATATAATATACGTGCATTTTCCTGTCGGAATGCACAAGAATGTGAACAAAAAAGATGTGCAAATGATTATTGACAATCATAATAAATTGCACTAAAATATTAATCAAACAAGTAAATAGGCAGTATATAGCCAACCTTTAATATATACTTTCTTGGTAGTCCTTTGAGACCGTGACCCGTAAAGCAGAATTGCGAAACTGCAACGGGCGCGGTCTTTTTTATTTTATTAATTGGCTGGAGGTGATCAGGATGAAAGATAATACAATAACAACAGAAGATGGTATAGAAGTATATAAGCATAATATTAATTACTATGCTGATGAGTATATACGCAATGAATTAGAGATAGATCATGTAGATACAGACAGTAAGCAGATAGTAAAAGATAACTTTGTTGATATGTTATTTTATATCTGTGACCATATAGAAAAGCCAGATAATGCAGATATAAAAGCATTAGATTATATATTCAATGTGTATGTAAGATTATGCAGTAAGTATGGTATTAATCCTACACTAGAAGCATTTAGTTTTTTAGTAAATATAGACAGAACAACCTTTACAACATGGGCTAACGGGGATTATCGAACCGCTGAACACTCCAACACGGTCAAAAAATGGCTGAACACTTGCAAGGGCTTTTTGGTGAATAATCTCGGTAATTCCAGGGGCACGGATGCAAATAAGATTTTTATTGCTAAAGCTGCTTACGGCATGGCAGAAACGAAAGCAGTGGAGCAAGAACGAATCACAGGAGCAAGAAAGACGGTCGAACAGATAGCGCAAGACATCGGAGCAAATGAACTACCAAATACAGGGGCACAAGATGACGAGGTAGATGTATTTGATTTTTAAACAATTTAATAAAATGTCAGATAATGCAAAATTAAATTCGTTGCAAATCAATATATTGTATGAGCTGAATATAAAATACTAGATATAGTATCATGTATATGTGTCAAACATTTGTTTTACGTATAGATACATATGTTCGATAGTCAGTGATCGAACCCGGGGGCGGGGGTCCTGTGTAAAAGGTCCCCGGGTGTAACCTTACCCCCAGAAATATCCGCCAAAAACAAAAAGGAGCATCGCAATGTATACAGGAATCAAATCAATTATTCCAACCTATGTCGTTCAAATAACAAGCGACTGTGTTTATTACGTAGAAGCAAGTAGATGTACAGTTGATACGGAACATGGAATTATATTGTTTTACAAAAATGATTCAGTACAAGCTATGTTTCAGCTTGAACATATAGATTCTTTTTGGAGGGTGATTTAATTTATTTTTAAGTATCTGTAGGAGTAGCATATGAATACAATTATCGTCCTTACTGAAACGCCGGTGTGGCATCAAGGTTACATAAAACATCATTTACGGAATCCTGGCATTAATATGACTGGAAGTTTTAAAGGGAATCGGTTGGTTGTTAATGATATCTACGAAATCCTCTTTATAAATCCGGTTGGCATTTATTCAGATGATGAGTTTTTTGCGAACTGCATCTTGGATTTGACCGATGGAAAATGCAGTGAA